GTTATTACAAAAGATCTCCGCAAGGCGGTTATCAAAAAGTTAAAAGGGACGCAAGCGGAAACATCGTTGGCGTTTATAGAGCAAAAGGCTCAGGTAAGCGCGGCGGTAGCCAACTAAGAAGAATCCACATAACCAGAAGTTCGAGGTACCAATGACATCTAAAAAGTTTAAAACAGCTTACTCAAAAAACGAACGTCAAGGCTTTGAAACAATAGGAGAAAGCCGGACACAACAACATTTCGCTGAAGAAAGCGAAATTAACAATATTATAGCGTTTCACGATAAGACGGGACTTATCAAAAATGTCCAACAGGGAATAGCCCAGTATGGCGATTTCTCCGAAATTAACGAATATCGTGAAAATCTCGACATGATTAGAGCAGCCGATGAAAATTTCATGAAATTGCCAAGTCATATTCGGCGCAAATTTAATAATAACGCTGGCGACTTCTTTGAGTTCGCCACGAATCCACAAAACGAGCAGCAGCTCGTGGAAATGGGGCTGGCAGAACCACGCCCCTCAGAGGTTGGAGACAACCTCGCCAACACCGCCGAGCCTGTTCCGGAGCCCGCAAAAGCGGAGGAATAGGTTCGGCGCGTACAGTTACCACTTGATGTAACTGTACTAAGTGACACCAAATCTAAAAAAGGAGGTTGAAATGTATAACGTAGTGATCGGTACAAAGTACCAAACGGACGGACAGGATAAAACAAGGTGGACGAAAGTCGGAGAGGCCTACCAGAAGTCAAATGGCATGACACTAAGGCTTGACATCCCTGTATTAACAAAGCCTGGCGAAGCTACATGGTTCAATTTATTTGAGAAGGAAGAAAAAAATGTACCGAAAAAAGATGAGCAAACGTAAGTCACAAAAAGTTTTCCGTAAAACAGCAATGAAAACTAAGCGGAAAAATTGCGCAAAACCCATGAGAGGCGGTATACGCCTATAAGAGCAAATGACTTGTTACAGTCCCCTACTCGCTTACAAAGACAACTATGGTAACATAACTTTTAATAAGCCGGAGGTTTATCGCTCCGGCTTTAATTTGCCCTGTGGGCAATGTATTGGGTGTCGCTTAACCTACAGCCGCCACTGGGCTGTAAGATGCATTCATGAAGCACAAATGCATCAGGAAAATTGTTTTATAACGCTAACATTTTCCCCAGAAGCGCTAAATGCGCGTAAAAATCCACATTCGCTTGATAAAAGAGAGTTTCAACTCTTTATGAAAAGACTCAGAAAAAAGATAAAAAAGCCACTAAGGTTCTTTCATGTGGGTGAATACGGAGAACAAAATAAACGTCCCCATTATCATTCTCTACTTTTTGGCTTTGATTTCCCTGACAAAACTCTTTTCACCAAGTCTGGTGGAGTATCACTTTACACCAGCGAAACATTACAGGAATTATGGCCACACGGCTTCTCAACCATAGGAGAAGTCACCTTCGAATCTGCAGCATATTGCGCAAGATACTGTTTAAAAAAGATAACAGGTGAAAAGGCAGAAGAGCACTACACATATACAAACCCCGAAACTGGGGAAGTAATTAATATTACACCAGAATATGCAACCATGTCTCGCGGGAACAATTACGAAGTTACCGATCCACGTCATACCCGTGGTATCGGATATAGCTGGTTTCAAAAATATAAGACAGATGTCTTTCCACACGATTATATCGTAGTCCGAGATAATCTGAAAATAACACCTCCCCCGTACTATCTCGATCTATTAAATGAAGAGGAGAGGGGAGTAGTAAAACAAAAAAGAATAGAAAACAGCGGGCCCGTTATTGACAAATACGACGAGAACATGGATAGACTATGGGTACAGCAAGCCTGCAAAGAGGAATCGCTTAAGCAGTTGCTGAGAAAACTAGACCAATAAGAAGGTCGTATAGTGTATATTATGGAAGAAATTCCAAAACAACAAACGAGGTTAAACAAATGGTTAAAGGATTATATTCAATATTTGATCTAACGGCGGAAATGTATTCAGAGCCTAAACTAGCGCCAACCGATGGCGTATTTACCAGGCTAGTGAGCGATATGATCGCCGAAGGCAATAATCAAATATCTAACCATCCCGCAGAGTTCGCAGTTTATAAACTGGGCACATTTAACGAACTAACGGGAAACATGGAACCGGACATAAAAGAAATCTGCAATTGCAGTATACTCAAGGGAGAATAAAAAATGCTAGGTGGACCACAGGGGAACCTTCCTTCAACACTCACTCACGATTTTTCAAGAGTGCCGCACGTAGACATCCAGCGGTCCACCTTCGACCGCTCACACGGTTTAAAAACAACCTTTGATGCCGGATACTTAATTCCAATCTTCTATGACGAGGCGCTACCTGGCGATACTTTTCAATTAGAAACCCACGCGTTTTGCCGCCTCGCAACACCAATTCATCCAATTCTTGATAATATGTACATCGAAACATTCTACTTCGCAGTACCGTTTCGCTTAATTTGGAATAATTGGGAAAAATTCTGCGGACAGCAGGATAATCCGGGCGACAGCACCGATTATTTAATTCCAACAACAACAGCAACAGTCGTAAATAGCACGCTATATGACTATTTCGGCGTGCCAAACGACATATCACTAACATTCAACAACTTAATGGGCAGAGCATATAACCTTTGCTACAACGAGTGGTTTCGCGACGAAAACCTGCAAGATTCAGTAACAGTAGACAAAGGCGATGGCCCAGATACAGCATCAGACTACGTTCTGTTAAAACGTGGCAAACGCCACGACTACTTCACATCAGCACTCCCTTGGCCCCAAAAAGGCGACGCCGTTTCAATTCCAATAGGCACAGAAGCGCCAGTCAAAGGTATTGGCGTCTCTGGCACAGTTAGCGTTTACGGAGATCTCTCAGTTCGTGATACCGTAAGCACAAGGACATACGCACATAGTGCTGATACACAATACATCGATTTAAGTTCTAACGATGGCGCAGCCGCAACCCCCCTCGTCTACGCTGATTTATCAGACGCAGCAGCCGCAACTATCAATCAGCTTCGCGAAGCTTTTCAAATTCAACGTCTACTGGAGAAAGACGCGAGAGGCGGTACACGTTACACAGAAGTAATCCAAAGCCATTTTGGCGTTACATCCCCAGACGCACGACTACAGCGTCCGGAATATTTAGGAGGAGGCAAAACACGTGTCGGAATTGATCCTATTCCTCAAACATCTTCAACCGATTCTACAACGCCTCAAGGAAATCTCGCTGGATTCGGTACAGCTGGGTTCAGTCATAATGGATTCAATAAGTCTTTTACAGAGCATACCGTTATTATTGGAATGGCTTGTGTCTTCGCTGATTTAACCTATCAACAAGGTTTAAACCGCTTCTACAGTAAACAGACCAAATATGACTACTATTGGCCAGCATTAGCACACCTAGGCGAACAAACCATAAAAAACAAAGAGATATACGCTCAAGGTACAGCAGACGATGAACTGACCTTCGGTTATCAAGAGCGTTATGCAGAATATAGGTATAAGCCGTCGATGGTAACTGGGCAAATGCGCTCCAGTTTCGCACAAACACTAGATACTTGGCATCTAGCACAGGATTTTACATCCCTGCCCGCACTTAACGCATCATTCATAGAGGAGAATCCTCCAATTGACCGTGTTACAGCAGTACTTGCGGCATATCCTAACATGCTTGGCGATTTTTATTTCAAGCTTAAGTGTGCCCGTCCTATGCCTACTTATAGCGTACCTGGCTTAATTGATCACTTCTAAGAGGTAATAAAAAATGTCTTGGGAAATGGCAGCAGCGTCTGCTTTAGGTCAATACATGACAAATAAAGCCAATAAATCGGCCGCCGGCCGTCAAATGGCTTTTCAGGAACGTATGTCAAACACCGCATACCAACGTGCGATGGCGGACATGAAAGCTGCTGGTCTTAACCCTATTCTCGCTTATAAGCAAGGCGGTGCCTCAACTCCGCAAGGTGCGTCTTATCAGGCTCAAAACGTTGGAGCAGCCGCAGCAGAAGGATCTGCAAAAGGCTCACAAGCGGCAGTAAACAGGGCAAACGCAACAAACGCTAGGCAAGTAGCAGCCGCACAGGCGACAGCCGGTGTCCCTATTAGCGGTTGGAACACCGCGATTGGCAAGTTTATGGCAATGAAAAAGTTTGGCGTTAATGCCGCGCAACTAATAAGTGGACTCGGAGGGTCTATTCCAAAAGGTGGCGGAGTCGTGACACCCGCACATGGAAGCGGAACTGGTAAAGGTCAAGGTAGTTATTACAAAAGATCTCCGCAAGGCGGTTATCAAAAAGTTAAAAGGGACGCAAGCGGAAACATCGTTGGCGTTTATAGAGCAAAAGGCTCAGGTAAGCGCGGCGGTAGCCAACTAAGAAGAATCCTTC